CTGCATCCTGGATCCAGGATGCAAGGTAATGAATACCTAGGTACCTATTCGGTCTCTTACAATATTCGATTGCCTTACCAAACTGATGGATTCTACCGATTGCGGTAGAACTAAAGTCTTTGCGGTCTTTTCTAAGATCCATTAACAACCTTACTTTTGGAATATCCACGTAAGGCATACCACACTTGTTTTCAGGTGTGTATCTTAGTGACATTTGACAGTCCACGGTTTCACGTGGATTTCTAGGAATCTTATATAGTTCCTCGGCATAGTACCCATAATCATTGGATACAAAAGTATCGTCTTCACTGATGATAAAGCCCATGGCTTCCATAGAACTTCTGTACACTTCAAGACCAATTTGGCCTTCAGGTGTCAGAGTTGTATGGTCATCTCCGACGATTGCTGACTCAGATAAGCCAGCTACTGCCGCTTTTATTCGCAGGACTGCGAGTAAATTTGCAAAGGTTAAAATCACTTTGCAACCGGTGTCACCCATAAATATGCCAGTCTTAGTTTTAAGGCTAGCAAACTCTTTACCGTTAACTCGGTAATCTACCTCCCTTTCGGAGGTTAACAACTTTTCTATCAGAATAGCGTAGGCCTTCGGAATACGAAGGATCTCATTAGCCAACCTTATCAGCGCTTTCGCAGCCGACCAGGTTAAGTGATCTGTCGCTTCAGACAAATCAGTGTTGATCGATTGAAGAGCAACTTCAAATGCCCAAGCCATGTCTGGCCTAGACGCGGTTATTGATTTGATGAAGGTCCAGCCATGCTGACCTTCAGACACCCCCGCCTTTGCGGCGGGGTAGTTTTCTAAGATCTTGAGCCACATATGTGACCATGGTCCTAGCAATATCGAGTGATAGAAGGATCCGGCCGTGATAACACGACTTTTAGCCCCCGGTTCATTAACATTGCTCGCACGGACTCGCATATGCGAATCAAAATCTTTACTAATTCTTGAAAAAGATAAGTGAAAGAGCCCTTCACCGGGCCTTTGTCTCATTTGAATCAGCTCCTCAGTGGGTTGACCTGTTTCCAGATCAAATTTTACCACATTCGGATTATCTTTAATAAGCTTC